TCGACGGCCCCGGCACCGGAACGGGCGATGCGCCGACCAAGACCTGCCCCGAATGCGAGGCCGAGATCCCGATCGCGGTGATGGAGTGCCCGATCTGCGGCCACCTCTTCACACCGCGCGAGCGCAGCGCCCCGCTCGCAGACTTCGTCATGACCGAGCTCGACCTGCTGAAGCGCTCCAGCTTCCAGTGGTGCGACCTGTTCGGCGACGACGCGGCGCTGCTGGCCAACGGCTTTCATGGCTGGGCTGGCGCATTCTTCATGAACGGCACCTGGCATGCGGTCGGCGGTGCCCGCGGCGAGCAAACCAGGCTGCTGGCGATGGGCGAACGCCTGGTCGCACTCGCCGCCGCCGATGACTGGCTGAACACGCACGAGACCGATGAGACCGCGCACAAGAGCCGGCGCTGGCTGCGCGAGCCCCCGACCGAGCGGCAGCTGACGCATCTGCCGCCGTCGCTGCGTGCCGATCTCGGCATGACGCGATACCACGCCTCGGCCCTGCTGACCTTCAAGTTCAATCGCCACGAGATCCGCCGCCTCGTGATGGGGGCGCAGCCCGCCCTGGGACGCGCCGCGTGAAGCATGCGCGCTCCCGTCCCGCCCTGCGTCGTCTGCACGCGGCCCTCGCGCGGCTTTGGCTGGTTCGATCCGTTCCCCCGACGCCGGCCGCGGCCCTCGGTCCGCTTCTGCTCGATGCCATGCCAGGGGTTCTGGTGCGCGGCAGCCGAGAGGTCGCTCGCCATGGTTGACCTCACCGAGCAGGAGCAGGGAGCGATCCGCGCCAGTCTGCGTCGCGTGGCCGAGGCGATGGACGAGATCGGCTGGGCGACGCGGCTGCAGGATCTCACCGAGGCGCAGGTCCTGACGCTTATCGAGGTCAGCGTGGGTGGCTTCCAGGAGGCGATGCAGGCGATCGCCCGTGGCCAGCCCAAGGAGGAGGTGCCCTTCTGATGCTGGACTTCAACAGCCGCAGCCAGACCGCGCACCACGTCAACGCCGCGATCGATGCGGCCCTCGTTGCGCGCCATGCCGAGACGCCGCCGCGGCGCTATCTCGGCGGCTCGCGGCTCGGCCACGCTTGCGAGCGCGCCCTGCAGTTCGAGTTCCTGCAGGCGCCGAAGGACGAGGGTGCCGGCTTCGATGGACGCATCCTTCGCGTCTTCGGCATCGGCCATGCCCTCGAAGACGTCGCGGTCGACTGGCTGCGGGCCGCAGGCTTCGATCTCTACACCCGCAAGGGCAACCGCCAGGACGGCGAGCAGTTCGGGTTCTCCGTCGCCGGCGGCAGGATCCGCGGCCATGTCGATGGCGTGTTGGCCAGCGGACCGGCGATCCCCGGCCTCGCCTTCCCCGCCCTGTGGGAGTGCAAGACGATGAACGCCAAGACCTGGCGGGAGACCGTCGCCAAGGGCGTGGCCATCGCCAAGCCGGTCTATGCCGCACAGATCGCCGTCTACCAGGCCTACATGGACGCAGCGATCCCCGGCGTCGCTGACAATCCCACGCTCTTCACGGCGATCAACAAGGACACCGCCGAGCTGCACCACGAGCTCGTGCCCTTCGATGCCGATCTCGCGCAGCGCATGAGCGATCGCGCCGTGCGCGTGCTGGCGGCCTGCGATGCGGGTGAGCTTCTGCCGCGCGTCGCCACCTCCCCGGACTTCCACGAGTGCCGGTTCTGCCCCTGGGCCAGGCGATGCTGGAGCCTCGCGAGGTGAGCCTCTGGTCGGACTTCAACGACGCGCCTGGCCTGCCCTGGGAGGACGAGACGCCGGCGCTCAACCTCGGCGCGATCGCGATCTTCCTCGACGTCGTGTTCGGCTATTGCGAGGGGATGATCCCCGTCCGCGGCTTCGTCGACCAGGGTCAGGGCCTCGACAGCAAGCCCCACAACAGCTGGATCCCGGCCGACCGGAACGCCCGTGATCTCCTTGGCACCTTCGCCGCCTGGGCAGCGCGGGACGGCTCCGCCGTCTACGTCATCCCTGGCACTGTCGCCGAGCCCGGCCAGGCCCGCGCGGAGCACGTGGTGCAGATGCAGGCCGCGGTGGTCGATCTCGACACCGGCAACGTCGAGGCCAAGCTCGCGCATCTGGTGCAGCATCTCGGCTCACCGACGCTCCTGGTCGAGAGCGGCGGGCGCACTGCCGAGGGCATGGCGAAGCTGCACGCCTGGTGGCGGCTGACCGAGCCGGCCGAGGGGGCCGACCTTGCCCGGCTCTGCGCGCTGCGCGGCGAGATCGCAGACAAGGTCGGCGGCGACCCGCACTTCCGCTCCGCGCACCAGCCGATCCGCGTCCCCGGCACGCTCTACCGCAAGGGCGGCGTCGCACGCGTGGTGGTGATCCGCCAGCACGATCCGGCGCGCGAGGTGGATCTCGCCGAGTTCGCCGACGCCGTCGCCGCGATGCCCTATCTGCCCGGCCAGGAGCGCCAGCCCGCGCCTTCGGCCGGGGACCGCCCCAGCCTCGACACCGTCCTCACCACCCCCGTGCGAGAGGGCGCGCAGGACGGCTGGACGCGCTTCCAGGGCGCGAGCGCCGCCATCGGGCACTTCATCCGCCAGGTGCATGGGGGGCGGCTGACGCCGGACGAGGGATGGGAAGCCATCTGCGGCTACAACGCCGCCTGCCTGCGCCCGCCGTGGCCGCTCGAGCGGCTTAAGGCCGAAGCGGATGCGCTGTGGGCCCTGCACCTCGACCGCAACGGCCCGCCGCTGCTCCGCGCCGACAGTGCACCCCCGGTGGCCGTCCCCGCCCACACGCTCGGCGCGCTGCTCGATGACAGGTCGCCGATGCCGGACGATCTGATCGGCCCGCGTGTGCTCACCCCGGGGGGCATGCTCGTGCTCGGCGGCGCGCCAAAGGTCGGCAAATCCGACTTCCTGATCAGCCTGCTGGTACACGCCGCCGCGGGCGTGCCGTTCCTGCGCTTCACCGCACCACGGCCGCTGCGCGTGTTCTATCTGCAGGCGGAGATCCAGTACCACTACCTCCGCGAGCGGCTGCAGCAGCTGCGCATCGATCCCGCGGTGCTTCCCCGCGCCCGCGACACACTCGTCGTCACGCCGAAGCTGCGGCTGCTGCTCGACGAGCAAGGCCTCCCCCTGGTCGGGGCCGCGATCCGCCAGGCCTTCCCCAATGCACCGCCCGACGTGATCTGCATCGATCCGATCCGCAACGTCTTCGATGGCGGTCCGGGCGGCGAAGGCGAGAACGACAACGCCGCGATGCTGTTCTTCCTGCAGAGCCGTGTCGAGGCGCTGCGTGATGCCGTCGCCCCGGAGGCCGGCATCATCCTCGCTCACCACACGAAGAAACTCGGCAAGCACCAGGTGAAGGAGGATCCGTTCCAGTCGCTCTCGGGCGCGAGCGCGCTGCGCGGCTTCTACACCTCCGGCATGCTCCTCTTCCGGCCGGATGAGGAGGAGACGGCACGCGAGCTGCATCTCGAGCTGCGCAACGGACCTGCCCTCTCGTCGCTCCTGATCGACAAGCTGGCGGGGCGCTGGGTGGAGCTGAACCGGCGCGACGAGCGGCTCGTCCGAAAGGATATCGGCCGCAAGCTCGATGCCGAGCGCACCCGCCGCCACGACATTATCCTGCGCCTTATCGCGGAGGAGGCAGTGGCCGGACGGCTCTGCACCACGAACGCCTTCGCCTCGAAGTTCGAGAACAAGCGCGGCCTCGGTGGCAAGGACACCATCCGCGACAGGATCTCGGTGCTCGCCACAAAGGGGTACATCAAGTTCCGCCGCGATGCGCAGGACCTTGGAATACCCTACACGAGGTCCAAGCATGGCTATCTCGTCGTGCAGGACATGCTGCTTGGGAACGGTCAGGAGACCATCGACCCCGAAACCGGCGAGGTCCTGCCCGACGGCGTCCGGGTGCTCCCGAGCCACTACCAGTGCCCCCAGAGCGGCGCACTGCTCGAGGTCGAGAACCCCGAGGTCTGGGTGCTGCACGATCCTGAGGAGGCTCCGTGATGCTTCCCTGCGATACGGCAGCGTTCCGAAACTGCTCCCGAAACTGCACAGTTTCGGACCGAAACTGCTCCCCCGCCGAAACTGCCAAACTTGTTTTTCCCAATCGCGTCAACGGCTTACAGACGAAAGCAGTTTCGCGTAACGAATCTGCCGAAACTGCTCCCAAAACTGCTTTTTCCCTCTTTCTATCAATGGGTTGGAGCAGTTTGGCAGTTTCGGTTTTTCGTCACCCCCCTACGGGGGGTGTGCGTGCGCGCCTCAAAGGCGCGCGCACACCACACCTCCCGAGGACGAGGCGTGGGCGCGATCCGCCCCGACAGCCCCCCACCGCTGCATGCCGGGCAGCGACGGTGAGCTCCGCCAAGAACCGCACCTTCGCCGCCCTCACCACGACGATCCCCTCTCGGAGGCCACCATGGCTCTCGCGACTCTGACTGTGCCCGCGCCGCTGGCAAGCGGCGACGGCACCATCCCGGTGCACGCCGCACTCGCCCACCGCTCCGTCCTCGCCCTCGACCTCGGCACCATCACCGGCTGGGCGATCCGCTTCCACGATGGCGTCATCACCTCGGGCACGATGCGCTTCACCCCCAGCCGCTTCGAAGGCGGCGGCATGCGCTACCTGCGCTTCCGACACTGGCTCGGCGACGTCGCCCGGCTCGCTGGTGGCCTCGAGCGCATCGTGTTCGAGGAGGTGCGTCGCCACGCCGGCACAGATGCCGCGCACATCTACGGCGGCTTCCTCGCTCACCTCGCCGCATGGGCCGACGAGCGTCGCATCGCCTACGAGGGCGTGCCCGTTGGCACGATCAAGCGCTTCGCGACCGGCCGCGGCAACGCCGACAAGATGGCGATGATCGCGGCGATGCAAGCCCGCGGCTTCACCCCCGCCGACGACAACGAGGCTGACGCCATCGCGCTGCTGCTCTGGGCCACGGACGCGCAGGGAGGCCGCGCATGATACTCCCCGACGCTCCCATGCAGCCGCGCTCGTCGCTCCATCGCGCGAGCAGCCCAGCCAACGCCCTCGAGCTCGACGCCCTGCGCCGCCGCGTCTGGCGCGAGCAGGGCGTGGTCTCGATCGCCATCAACGACATCACCGATCCATGGCTCCGCCAGTCGCTCATCAACGAAGCCACGAAGCGGTGGGGACACCGCATGGGAGGGAACAATGGCCGGTAAGCGGAAGACCAAGCGCACCACGTCGCCCCGCGAGGATCTGGCGCAGCCGACCAGGTGGCGGCTGCAGCATGGCGGCTTCACCGCGCCCGTCCGCGAGGCCGATCCCGACACGGGAAGCACCGTCGTGCATCACCGCGCAGTCGATACGCTCGGGCTGATGCTCGCGCATGGCACCATCACGCAGAGCATGTACGACGCAGGATGCCTGTTCCGCACGCTGTTCCGGCGCGCCGCCCTCGACAGCATGACGCACTCCCAGTTGATCCGCCTGCCGGGCGGGACTACGGACGCGCTGTCGGATCGCACCATCGATGCACGCCGCAAGGTCGCCGATGCGCTTGACGTGCTCGGCGGCCACGACAGCGCCGCGGGCTCGTGCGCCTGGTACGTCCTCGGCCTCGAGACGTCGGTGCGGGAGTGGGCGATGCGCCAGGGTTGGGGCGGCCGGCCCGTGCCGCCGACACAGGCGCAGGGGATGCTCGTCGCGACGCTCAGCGTGCTCGCAGGACACTTCGGGCTCGTGCCGCGGATGAGGGCTGCGTGAGCGATGCGACCTCGAAGAAAAATCGCGCGAGCGCAGTCGTGCGTAGAGAAGCGAAAGAATGTCGTGTTGCGCAACGAAATCCCGTTGACCTATCATCACCATACCTCGCGAAGATGCGGGCGCGCCTCGGACAACGATCCGACAGCGCAGCAAAGCGAAGC